CTGTTAATCAAATTAATTTACTTTTAAAATCTTTTTGCATGAAGGGCATTTCATTAAGCCGCCTTTATTTAATTCTTTCCATATAATATCAATTATATGAAAGAATTTGATCATAACTATCTAATATTACATACCACTTAAAAATAATCAAGAATATAACCTTTTTTTTGCTTGACCGACAAGAATACTAAGAATATTGTGAAGCCAAGGAAGTCACATAGGGAGTTAATTTCATGGCCAATAATGACTTGGAAAAAAGAATGAGGATTATAGAAGCGAATATTTCGGACCTTCAACAACACACATTTACAACATGGAGACAAAGGAAATAATGCGAGAATCTGCCGTGATTCAAAAAAAATGAGGGTGCTATCAACTATAAGTTCAATTTCAATATTTATTGTAGCAGTAATTTATTTAATCGATTTAATATTTTTTAAGAGGGTTTAAGCATGGGCGTTGAAATGAAACTAGCTTTTCAGCAATTGGCGAATGATTCAATTTATTCAAATGCTATAAAAAAGGAAGCTTCCAAGCAAGATTCATTTTTAGGATTAAAAAGCATAAAAAATATTTCCGGTTTAGTGGGCGAACACCTAAAAGAGTTGGGTCACCATTTTTCATCCAAGGGGGAAATTGAATTTATAACTACAAATATACTTCATTATTTATATTTTAAAGATAAAAAAGAGCGTGACTCTTTTTCAACCTATCTAGAATTAATGTCAGGCTACAACGGCGAGTTAAGCTATAAAGAAAATTTAGAAAAATTAACATAATAGCAATTTTAATATTTAGGAGAATTTAAAAATGGAAGAACAAACAGAAAAAAGAGCAACATATTTAATTAAATGCGACTTGCTGGACAATATAGATGCACTGGCGACTTATAGAAGAGTGCTGAAAAAAGAGATAGTAAGCCAAGCGATTAAATACTATATGAGAAATCAAGCAGATTTAAAAGATGCTTGGAAATTCAAAATTGAAAAAGAATCAAGGCTTGATTTGTTAGAAAAAGAAAATATCCAAATCAGAAAGGAACTGGATGACGTAATTTACGAGGCCCATTATATAGTGGAGGCCAATAAGACAATGAAAGAACTGGGTGAAAAGGCCTTAAAGAATGAGAAACTACACAAAGGAGCCGCTATATTGTGGTTTATCTTAGGGGTTTTAACATTAATAAGATTTGTGATTGATGTGGCTGTTAAATGATTTCAATTTACAAAGGGTAGAAAAAATGGAAGAAAATAAATAGAGAGTTAAAAAGAACAATTAGAGATATGCTAAACAATTTTAATGAAGAGTTTAGTTCTGCACAAATTACATACATGAGGACAGAAATGTTCTTTAGACACGTTTTTCAAGTGTGGAAGGTAGACGAATCAAAATTGATTGCTGGTCTGAAGTATTCTTTAGAGAGAATTTTAAAATACAAGGCCCCAAGCGACAAAGTGACTTTAGATGATATTTATAAAGAGATGGGGATCTTTATTTCTAAGAAATAAACGTTTTTTATTTACGAAAAAAATTTGTTTACACCAAAAAGGGCCTTTTAAATGAATAAAGTTAGTAAAAAATTACAGAAAGCAATGAAAGAAATAGAAGATATCGCAAGGAAAAATGATATAATGGGGGTTATTGCCCTTGCCGACGGTGAGCAACATGGAGAATTTGGAAACTTTATAGACCTTCCCGATTGGTCCAATGTTAAATTTACCCATATAGATGATGGAAGCTCAAGAGTAGACATAAAAGTCTATGGAAAATCGATGCCAACGGAGACAAATAAAACTGTCAACGCTCTAGTTATTTTAAGGGACATAGTGGGTAATCAATATATGACACTCGATAAGCTTGTTAATATGGTTAAGGAGAAAGTTGATATTCAAGAAGACGAAGGGGAATTTATCCCAAAGACTGACCTTTAAATAATCGCTCTTCTTTTGGGATGCTGAGGGGCCAGAAAAACAAGTTTAACTTGCTCTAGCCCCTTACCGCATCTTTGCCATCTTACATGCGCCTTTTTATACCAGCTTTTGCCCTGTTCGAATGCCCTGACTTGGGTATAATTTAAATCTAGTTCTTTGTAAGGCAGTTCTGAAAAATGACTTTTTTCATATTCTCTTTTACTTTTTCTGGAAGAAAATTTAGCTATTTTGTCTTGGATTATCCCATTGCCAGAGGGGTTTGAAATGTATGTCAACAGTGTTTCACAAAGAGGTATTATATTAGAAATAGTATTATCATAAAATTTTGTTAATTCGTAGTCTGAATTAACGCCGTCCCTTGGGTAGTCTGGTGTAAAAACATAAGTACCGCCTTTACAAAGTTTCTCACAATTACAATCATGCTTGTAAATATAGAAATACTCTCCATTCTGATCTACACATATAAAGAAGATGTCAATCAAGGCCTGAGGGGTTAAGTTATAATATACCCAGCAGTGTTTCATTTTTGAAAGATGGTCCCTGATAAACGCACATATGGGGCTTTTAGTTTTTAAAAATTCCTTGTTTATTCGATAAGAATCAGCAAACTCCCCTACTTCATTTAATATTTTTATTAAATTAACGCTAGGAATATAATTATACTCCTTAATGCCGGCTTCGAGTAAAAGGGTTGCCAGATTAGATATTATATAAAAATTATTTGCATAATCTAGGTTGTCGGTAAATAAATTAGAGAACTTATTATCGTGATGAAATAAAATTTCAGCAAATTCGATCCTATTCTTTTCTATGTCCCAGAAACCACGCTGAAACTCTTTTTCGCTACTGTAACCGCCATGTTTATCTACAAAGCTGGCCGCCACCGATATTGTCGCCGCTAAATCAACCCACTTTTTCCGTCTGTGAGGGGGAATTTTTACCTGATCGTGTCTATAGCTTAGTATTTGTTCGTGAAAAAATTTAGGAATAAAATTATTGATCATTTTAACCTCGGTTTTTAATTCGAGATTATCATAATGAAATTTATTTAAAATACGCACTAAGTAAATAGTGCGCATCTTCTTTACGTCGTTCTAAAAAAAATTATCGCTAAATTTCCCATTCAGTTAATATATTTTTTTCAAACACGAGTCTTTTATAACTCAAGTTCTAGTCTGTCAAATTTTATTTGCTGTAGTTGTGCGTAAAAACTGCGATTATACAGATTGTAATATGTAAATAGAAAACATAATCCTTATATGGATTATGTTCACTAACGGTCGAGGCCATATAACAAGAAGAAATAAGAATAATCAAGAGAGTAATAAATTTTTTGCCTGATTTTTTCATCTTTCTATTTCCTTGAAAAATAAAATCCTAGTATAAAAGGAAGAAAATTACATATTGCTTGATGTGTCTTCTCGTACACCATTTCACCCTGAGGGTCTTTATTGAATGCGAAAAAAATAATTGATATGGAGTATATAACTGCAAATCCTACCATTATTTTATTAGCAAACTCCAATTTTTGAGAGGGACTAACCCTCTCCTGTAAAATTGATTTTTTTTCCGGTAAGTCTTTATTAAATTCGACAAACATTTAGGCCCCACTAGGAAGAGTTAACTCAATTCTCTTTCCGTTGCGAGATTCTATATAGATAGAGTCTCCATTCTGTATTTTATTTAATAGCATTTCTCCAAGATTTACACATTGAGCAAGAACAGAACCACAGTCGTTATCTTTTAAGACATGGGAAATATTTTCTAGCTGGCTTAGTGTTTTTTTTGGTAGCTCTAGTGTTTCGCTATTCATAATTTAATCCTTTTTGATTTAGAAAAGTATTTGTTGCGTTAGCTTTTATTTTATCAATTTTATCTTGAATTTCCAGATCAGAACTCTCCCAAGGCAAATCATTTAACTCCAACGCATATTCAATAAATTTTATTAACTGTGATTTTTGCCTTTTGCCTAGGTTATTCATAGAAACATTTCCCGATGCTTAAAGAAGGGGCCTCAGTTATTTTTAAATTAGAATGGTCTTCCATGGACTTTATAACCCATTCTTCTTTATCTTTCAGGGTCGGCAATGGGATATCATCAAGGAGCTTTTTTCTGATACCCTCATTTTTGTAATTATCGTATTTGTCAAAATTTATTAATTGGGTCATTCGCCCAGATGCTTCCGTAAGTTCGATATAAGGACTAAATATAAATTTACCGTCTATTTTTTTTACAAAGGAAGATTTTATAAGTTTGTATTTTTCCGAGGCATAAACAACCATTAGAATAGATTTTTTCTCAAAATGTAGCCTGATTTCCCTGTCAGGGTCTTTTTTTTCCATCGGTAAGCTCCATGACTCACATACTAAAAAGTATGTTTTAGCTCTAAAAAAGCCCATTAGCATAGATACATATTTTAAATCCTGTTCCTTTTCTTCTTCATTTTTGAAAAATCCTTGGACATGGAAACATTTATTGTCAAATGTATTAAAAAGTATCGTCCACGGCATCTGACCATTGATATCCATGTCCACTTTTGCGACATTTAGAACATCGTCTATCTTGTCTTTTAATTCATCGGGTATTTCTAGCTCTTTCTTTTCCATTGCGCACCTACATATTTTTTAGTTGTTTTAATTGCGTTATTTTTGATCTAACAAAGTCAATAAATTGTTTTTTCTGGTCAGGGTCCCTTCTGGCAAACTCTCCGATGTCGTTTAGACCCATTTCTTTGCACAACGATACAAGAACTTGGGAATGCTGTTCTTTTGGGAAATTTTGACGATAAGTATAAATTTGCTTATGCATTTCTTTGTTTAGTTGCTCGGCGTAAGGAATGTTGTTTCTTTTGGTATTGTTATTGGTATTGTTGTTATTTTTATTGGAATTATTGTTTTTGTTGTAGTTATTATTATTGTTTTTATTGTAACCATTGTTTTTTTGTTTAGAAGGAGCTTGAACATTTCCTTTATAAACTTCATTTGCCACGCCTAACCAAGATGCGCATTTACTTAGGCAATCTGTTCTTGCCGACTTGTAAACATCTCCAGCATTTGATTTTTTATTCTCCTTGGGTTCAGCGTATCCAGAATTTTCCACTTGAATAGTTTTGCCACAAATTTCTACTGTTAATTTACCGTGAAACATGACCCCATTGCCTATTTTTTCATAGTTTCCCTCTAGTTTCCATGACCCTAGGCCTAAAGCATCATTTAGCCTCTCGACTATATATTGAGCTTTGACGCTTGTTAGAGTAAATCCTCTGCTAATGTCGGAGCTTAGCGCCTCTGGTGCGAAGGGAGCTTTTAACTTCTCGTAAACTACCTTTAAATCTTCCATGACTATAGCCTTTTAATTTTGTGGTTTAAATACGCTTTAAAGTCGATACTAAGACCTTTGCATATTTTCTTAACCTCATCTTCACTAATATTTAACACGCCATTTAGATACATATTGAGGCGTGTATAGTGCATTTTAACTTTTTTGGCCGCCGCTCTTTGAGTAATTTTTTCCGATACTAAAAAGACTTTTAACAGATGATGATTTTTCAATGTTTTTCCTTTGTTTTGTTTTTAATTATTTCACTGACTAATTTATGATTCTGTTATTGATATGTCAATAAACAAGTCAATCAACAATTTAAAAAAAATAAACACAGAAAAACGTGACCTTTAAAAGGTATTTTATTTGAGGTTATTTACTTGTTGTGGGGGGGGTGGTAGATAAATAGACCAGTCGCCTGCTTGTTCCGCAAAAAACAAGCAGGCATTGCATAATCACGCCAATGACCATTTCTTTATCTAAAGATAGCATCTTATAAAACAAAGATAAAAAAATGGCAAGGGAAAATAAGGGATTCTCATGTCAGAAAACTCAACTCTTTTAAGCCAAATAAAAAACAACTTAAAATTAGATATTTTTAAAGATAATAAACTAAGGATATTTTATATAGATATCGCTCTGGATTGCATTGAGGCAGACAGCGTAAAGGTTAATAGGCGAAAAATGTCGGCAAAATATAAAGAGTTTAGCGACCCGATAACAGAGAGAAACGTAAGAACCTTTATAAGTAAATTGGAAAAAAATGGCCTTATTAATCAATTTAAAATAGGGAAAGATGTTTTTTTGAGACTAGAGATTATCATTGGAAGCGTCCCAATGAGCGCCCTGACAAGCGTCCCAACTAAAAACGGCCAGAGTCCAATAATAATAGGCGATTATAAAAATGACGCAAAGAAAAGCGTCCCAACCGCTAACCCAACAAGCGTCCCAACTAAAAACGGCCAGAGTTCAATGATAATAGGCGATTGTAAAAATAACGCAGATGAAAGCGTCCCAACAATCAACCCAATAAGTGTCCCAACCCAACCCAAGACCATTGAAGAGACATACACGGAGCATCAAAGGCCAAAAAAGGCCCGTAGAATTCAGTTCAATATAGATCAAGAAGTTGAATGGTACGACATAAATGGGAGAATTATCGTAGAAAACGAAGAAAAAACCGACAAAAACGAACAAACACAGGACAAGCGTAAAAATATATGCTAAAATTCTTTTCATTCTTTCAACCTATAAAATAATATATAGGTGGTAGATATAAAAAAAGTAGGGGATGCCGGCGACGCCCCCCAAGCGATCGCAAGGCAATTCCCGTTAAGCTTTTTTCATATGCATCTACACAATCAACCCTGAGTTTAGGGGGTTATATTATTTTTTTTTACTTCAATTCAGTTCTGTGCCTCAAACCAATACAAAACAAAATTTAATTATAATTAATTCATAAATGAAAATAAAAAGAAAAAAAGGAGAGTATTAATGATAAAACCTTGTAATTTTATACAGTATAGTGTATATAGGCCATAGGATATTTTTGTTTGGCCAAGGGAAAACACAATGTTAGAAAAACACGCTTATGAGTCGTTGATGAGAACGTTCTTAAACGATTTTGACGATAAATATACAGAAAGTAGAATTAGTTTAATCTATTCTATGATTAATAAATTAACACCTAAAGACACAAACGATCTAATGGTAGAATTACTATGCAGATACAACAAGCACCAGCTACCAACTCCCAAAGAGTTTATTACACTTGCTTATATTATGTACCCATTCGCTAAAAAAGAATCGAAAAGATTAACACCTCATAAAATAAGAGTTGTTTAATGTATAAATATGAACTAGATGTCTATTTTGAAAAATCGCCATGGTTAGACCCAATAAATACAACAACTAGAAGAAATTATTTATTTCACTTAGTGGAAGAATGGGATCTAGACAAATTCAATAAGATAATGCAAAAATGCAAGCCGCTAAAAAAAAACAAAATAAAAGATCTCTTATTAAACGATATTATTAATGAGATAGAAAAAGTTGGGGCCGGCTATGGATGCAATAATTAAATTAAATAAAATACTAATAGAATGCTTTGAGAATCCTCTGGATAAGCACAGAATAGAATTTATCTCTGGAGAGTTGTCAGGAGAGTCAGAAGATCACTTAAATAAATTATGTAAAGAAATTTTAATTAACTTTGATTACAGCGATACAATCACAACTAGAGATATATTTTCTATAAGTGAATCAATTCCAATTACAATAAATCCAGATTACTTAATTGATTTTTCACAAGAACAAGAAAAGGAAGCAACCGCTTCATTTTAAAAGGGTAGTTTTTGATGATAAAAAGAATTAGCGATATAGACAAAGATTTAAGCAGTAGAATTAGGCAGGCCGCTAATTCTACCGAGTATCACAATTATAATAATGCTCTGGCCGACCTACATGATACTGTTAACGACCAAGAAGTTTTTGACTTTATAACCAAAGATATTTTTATAAAATTAATTGCTCGAAGCTCTGTCTATGAGTACGCAGAGAGTTCGGGAGTTAAAAACCTTGCTATCTTAAAAGAACCTTCTCACAGATTTGAAATAGAAAAAATATTTAAAAGATTTTTTGAGGCCTTTACTTTAGAAGAAAGTGAGGAAATGATTTCATCCATGATACAGCATGGTATAGAAAAGATGTCCCTTTCCTATAGCAATGATCAATAAACAGGATTATGCAAATGAAAGTATACACTACAGAGGAATGGCGAAAAGAGGGTCTAGACCTGTATGGCTCAGATGATATTTTAGAATGGCCTTTGGTCTGTCCAAATTGTAATACAGTCCAGAAAGGTAAGGAGCTTATTGATCTAGGTATGTCTAAAAATGAGGTACTGGGGTTTCTTGGCTTTAGTTGTATAGGCAGGTTTAAGGGCGCTAAAAAGGGGTGTGATTGGACACTAGGCGGTTTGTTCCAGCTTCACGAGGCAGAAATCCACGCAGACGATGACGGAAAGTTAATCAAGAGACAGATTTTTAAATTTAGTAAAAATGATGAACAAAAATAAATACATTTAATTTTCATAAACAATTTGATAGGATCTCATAGAAGTTTCCAGACACAACTTCAACCCCTTCAGGTTCGAGATGGAAGATACAGATTCGCTCATGAGGATGATATCATCGACGCTAGACCCATGCCGTGTAACCAGTCCCTCTTCTGTAGATTAATCCTTTAGACAAAATTAAATAAATAATATAGATTGTAGGCTTAGCATGTGAATTATTAGAGAGTCTTGTTTTTCATCTTCCTGATAAGGCTCTCTGTTTAAGGGGTCTGGTTATGCCTAGAATCGACGAAATCAATGAAATGCTTCCCGATATAGGCATTGATATAAAAGTCTCCTCAGAGGCAAATTTAGAGGTTATAGAAGAACTTGTAAAAAAACTAGATATTTTAATGCAGTTTGCTCTAGAAGTTAAAGATTCTGATCATATTCCTACATTCGCCGCCGCAAAGCTTGCTTTATTTAATATAGATGAGTATAAATATAAGCTATAAGATGCGCTTTTAAGTCTGGTCTCTATATATCACTAAACAAAAATATTTTGACAACAACTTATGCGCATCTTTTGGAGAGTCTTTTAAAACAGACTCTCCATTTAAGCATAAATTTTGCTCATTTTTTCCAACAAGATACGCTTTTCTTCTCATTTGACACCGCTCCTAAAAACTTACATAAATCTATACATAGGTTTTTTAGGTAATTCGCTCTCTGTTGATGCCAATTTTTTGTATGCAACTAGAGTCATGGAGGGGCGGTCACAACTAAGGCTGCTAACTCCTCCGTTTGCGGAAAGTCTATTAAGTAAGATTTTATTTATTCATGGGTGTCACGTATAAAGGATGATTTTAGCAAGATCACCTCTGTACTTAATATTAACCGCAGTGTTGGTGTTCCTATCAAATAACATCCCCATTCAGCATGGTAAAACTTATCTCTTTTTCCCCTTCCTTTCAGACGACGAGTTTTTGAATCCATTTGTGATGTAAAGGTACAAAACACCAATCACAGACAAGAACATCTTGCCTTTTTTGCTAAGAGAGAAAATTGTTTAAAGTAATCGACCTTGAAGGCATTAAATTAAAATCATTGAATGATAAATTTACGGTTTCACGGAAATCAAAAAATATTTGTTTAAAAAAAGAATATGAAGATTTCAAAAAGATTTTGCTTTACTCAATTGGAGAGTTAGAGACACCGCTAGAGCCGCCTTATTTTGTTTACATTTATCTGGAAACTTATTTAGACATAGATAACCCATTAAAGCCGATTTTGGACACTCTAGAGGGTCCGGCAATTCAGAATGATAAACAGATTAGAAGATTACTAATCGACAAAATACCACGCAAAAGAGGGCATCCGTCGATGCTTCAAGTTTATGTGGGGACCATGAAGGGGGTGGACCATTGGAAGCTTATTTTTCCTGTAATAAATTTAGCGTAAGGTTGAAAGCTAAAAACTTTACTCCTAAAGAAGAGCAAATAATAAGGGAAGCGGCTTATTTTATGTGCTACGCTCTAGGGTCCCCTTACTTTAAAAAGTTTTGCCTTAACTACGAATACAAAATAAAAACTTGGTACTGGGATGGATTAATTAAGAAATACTATTACAAAAAATATAGAGGATTTCACGAGACTAATGGAAAGTCTCAAGTCGAAGTTTATAACCATTTAATGAGTGGTCAGGAGATGAAACCGGAAGAGACGGCCCCAGACCAGGAAGCTGATATGTTTTTAAAAATTGATAGGTCTGATGGGGGCAATGTTATTGGGTACACTTATACAGGAAGCATCTGGCAATATATTTATCAGTGGGTTTTAGAGGAAAAAAGCGCCCGGTATGTTGCTGGAAATCTTGCTCACGAGTGGGTTCACAAGTGCGGATATTCTCATTCTAAAAATTCACCTACTTTTAGAAAGGCCCACAAATACCATACTGTTAGTTACGCCGTAGGCAGATATGTAAGGGATTTTTTAAAAAAAAGGTAAAGATTAAAAAGAGAAGAGCTTAATCATGGAAAAGAAAAAAAAGAAGGTAGGAAAACCGACTAGCTATAAAAAAAGATATTGTAAAGATATCATCGATTTTTTCAATATTGAACCGGTAAACAAAAAAGGGCTACCGGTTAAACCGCCCATGTTTGGAGCATTTGCCAGAAAGATCGGTGTTTATCACCAAACAATGTTGGACTGGGTAAAAAAGTATCCAGAATTTAACGAGGCCTATAAAGAAGCAAAAAATATGCAACAAGAAATTATAATTGTTGGTTGCTTGTTAAATGCCTATAGTGCTTCATTTGGTCGGTTCACCATGAAAAATATTTCTGACTGGAGAGACAATATTGATACTCATGTTTCTACAGACAAAGGTGGCTTTAAATTAGCTTACTCTTTAAAAGAGGGTGCTAAATGATCCCAGCTTTAACAGAATTTGACCCCTATGCTATTAGATGGCAAGGGGAGATTATAAACGATATTAGAAACCAATACGATTATACTAAGGGAACCCACGAGCTTTTATTAAGTGGGTCCGTGGGAAGTGCCAAGAGTGCCTTCATGGCCCATGTTGGAATAACACATTGTCTATTTTTCGAAAAAGCAAAATGTTTAGTAACTAGAAGGTCAAGGCCGGATCTAGAAGAAACTTTGTGGCGTGAGTTACTAGATCACATAGAGGGATGTCTAACAGAGGGTCATGACTATGAAGTAAATAACGCAAAAATGAAAATTTCATTCTCGAATGGTTCGGAAATTATTACCCGAACTTTTGCAGATGGGAGATATAAAAAGTTCAGATCGCTAATACTCTCCATGGCATTAATAGAAGAACTTACTGAAAACGATGATATGGAGTTTTATAAAGAAATTAGAATGAGAGTAGGCAGGGCGGTTCACGTTCCAGAACATTTAATAATCGCCGCCACCAATCCAGCAGATCCATTGCATCCAGCTTACAAGTATTTTATTAAGTCTAAGAATCCGTTAAGGCACGTTAAATATAGCATTACTTCCGACAATCCTTTTTTACCCTCTAGTTACATAGAAGGTCTTAAAGAGTCTATGAGTCCCAGAGAAGCGAGAAGAATGCTCGAAGGGGAATGGTTGGAACTCTCCAGAGATGTTATTTATTACAACTATTCTAATGAAAAAAATTTCAGGGATTATAGAAAAGAGATAGATCCCAAATACCCAATTGACCTAATGTTTGATTTTAACATTGCCGCAAATAAACCCATGTCGGCCGGTGTCGGGCAGTATATAGATGGTGTATTTCACATTATAAAAACATTTATTATAGAAGGTGCTAGGACTCTAGATATTATGGAAGAAATGGAGAGTTATGGAATATTTAACCATAAATCTCTCTACAGGGTATTTGGTGATGCGACTGGAAACGCAAGGGATACAAGGAGTAAAAGAAGCGATTATAATATAATTGAGGACTATCTTAGAAATCTAGTGAGGTATCAAATGAAAGTACCGGCAAGTAATCCGCCGGTAAGAACCAGACATAATTTAATGAATGCCCTTTTTGAGAATGAAAAAGGGGAGATTAGGTTTTATATATATAAAGATGCCGAGGAAGCTGATGAGGGTTTTAGACTGACTAAGCTACTGCCTCGGTCTAATTATGTCGAAGACGATAGTTTTAAATTTCAACATATAACAACTAGTTGCGGCTATATGTGCCATGCCTGTGTTGTGGGGAATACAAGAAAAAGTAGGGTTGTGCAACTTTAGATTGAAGGCTCCCTTTCCTTTATGGTAACTCAGCATATTTAAAAGGGGGTGCTTATGCTAACATACAAAAAATATTTCAAGTAAAATGTTCCACGTAGAACATTTTATTAATAAATTCACGGTCTTAATGTTCCACGTGGAACAAATTTTTTAAAGGAATAAAAAATGGCGTTAATAGATGACACTAGAAAACTAACCAGCTATATAAACGAGAATAAGCGATATATTAATTATAATTACGAGCTTTTTGACATTTATGAGGGAAATTTAAGACCCTATGTTGAGAAGATTCTTAAAGATAGTTTATCGGAAAACTACTTTAACCAGATAAGGCATAGAATTTACCCAATCAATATTCTTAAAAGAATCATAGACAAAATTTCTAAGTCTTATTCACATAAACCTACAAGAGAAGCATCCAGCGACCAAAACATTTTAGAGTTTTATGAGACTGCTTATATGTTTGATCAGAAAATGAATTTTGCTGATGAATTTGCAAACTTATTCAAAGGGTATGCATTGGAACCATATATTCAAAACGGAATTCCATCTTTGAGAGTCCTACCATTTGATAGGTTTCTGGTCCAGAGTGATAATATCATAGACCCCACGGTGATGACTCTTTTTTATAAGTATTTGGGCAAAATTCCCAAGAACAAAAACGGCCAGATGGTAAGTGTAGATTTATGGTTCGTATATTCCCCTATGGAATTTGTGGCAATTGATGAAGATGGGGACATTGTCCCAGATTATATGGTGGATGGCGACGGCAACCCATTAAGCGGTGAGAACCCTCTGGGATTTATCCCTTTCTATTATGGAAATAGATCTTATTATAAGATACTACCGACCCAAGACACTGACACTTTAGCGCTTGCCAAATTGCTTCCTGTTCAAATTTCCGATTTAGCTGGAACAATCCTTTTTCAGTGCTTTTCTATATTTTATGGTGTTGATGTCGATTCCGAAAATATGATTATGTCTCCTAATGCTTTTTGGGGTCTTAAAAGTGATCCCCAGAGTGGACACGCTCCACAGGTGGGGACCATTACACCGAGCGCAGACGTTAACAAAGTTCTAGACTTTATCAAAGACGTTTTTAGCACGTGGATGGAGTCCCGAGGGATAAGGGTAGGGGCAATGTCAAGAACACAGGGCGATTTTAATATGTCCGGTATATCTAAAGTAATTGACGAAATGGACACCTACGAAACAGTTAAGAAGCAAATCGAATTCTTTAAAAAAGATGAATATAATTTCTGGCAACTACAAAAAAACATGCATAACTATTGGCTGGAAAGTGGGGAGCTAAAGGGGATGTCTAGGCTACCCGATAGCTGGGAGGTCATAACAGAATTTGACGAACCTAAGCCAGTGGTTTCAAGAAATGATGAGATCGATTATACGATAAAAGAAAGGGAAGGGGGGATTATCTCCCAAGAAACGGCAATAAAAAAACTTTATCCAGACTGGAAAGACAAGGAAGTCAAGGAAGAAATAAATAAAATTAATTCAGAGCAATTTGGAGACATAGGGGGGACCGATGGCATGGCAGAGGTTTAAAGTCAATCTTAGAAAAGGACTTGGAAAGGCCCAAAGACAGGCGATAGGGCTGGAAATTATCCAGCATATTAAAAAGAGGACTTCCGAGGGAAAAGACAAGACTGGCAACCCATGGAAGGGCAAAGCAGGGGAATACTCGAAAGCGTATAGAAATAGCTTGGATTTTAAGATTGCAAAAAGATCGGGGGGAGTTGTTAACCTAGAACTTTCCTCTGAGATGATGAACTCTATAAAGGTCCTATCGAACAGGTCGGGAGAGTTGTTGATTGGATATGATAAAAGCGACTCTAAATTAAACGGAAAAGTAGAGGGCAATCGATTAGGCACTTATGGGCAAAATAAGGCAATTCGGGGCAAAAAAAGGGACTTTTTGGGCGTAGAACGTGCAAAATTGACCGAAATTCAAGACAAATATGACTTTTCTCGAGAAAAAAGACAGACAGTTCAGGAGAGAATAAATAAAATTAGTTCAATATTAGGGTGACAAAATGTCTATAGAAAAACAACTTAACGACATTATAACAAAGCGCATTGATGCAATATCAAAAAATGCTGTCACAGATCAGGTTTTAAAAAAAGTCGGGGAAGGAGCAACGCAACAAATTATAAAAAGGACTCGACTAGGTAAAGGAGTCCGGCCGGTAGGGGGGTCAGTTTTTAATTTACTGCCTCTAAAAAATTCGACTGTGGACTATAGGGACCGATACGATTTTAATCTATCTAACTTCACGACTCCAACTAGATCCAACTTAACAGCAACCGGCCAGCTATTAGATAGCATTACCTACAGAGTCTTTAGGGCTGGAGGAATCAAGGGTATAGAACTCTTCTTTAAGGAAAATAGAAGGAGGGAATTAAGTGGGGGACCAGCGAGGACTACACACAAAGAAATAAACAGGCACGTAGAAAAAGGGGGTAGACCATTTTTCTACTTGGCCGATTTTGAAATAGAAAAATTAAAGGGAATTATTTTTCAGGAGCTATCAGGAAACTGATACAAAAGCTAAACAATATTTATTTTGATTTACTTTCTAAATGGAGTTAGAATATGAGTGATCCAGTCGATAAAAACCAGTTAGGAACTGGCGATGAACCTAATCTTGTAGATAAGGACACAAAGACAAATGATCTTGATCCTGATTCATTAAAGCAAGATGAAACCGTTTCTTATAAATCTCATCAAAAATTATTGAATCAGTATAAAAGCACTCAATCGAGACTTAAAGAGCTTGAAGCTAAAGAGCAGGAGCGAGAAGAAAGCGAGCAATTGAAGCGTGGCGAATATGAAAAGGTGATGCAGTTAAAAGAAGAGAAAATAAAGACTCTCCAAACCACGATTGAGCAAAAGCAGCAAGAAGAGCTAGAGGGCAAAAAGCTAATGGCCTTTATGGATAAGTTAGGCGGCAAGATATCGGACAACGATTATCTTAGCTTAATAGACATAGATTCTATAGCTGTAGACCCCGATACTGGCGAATTAGATCAACTTTCTTTGGAAAAAGAGGTTGATAGATTCTCTAAAAAGCACTGGAGAGTAATAGAGAATCAGAAGCCAAAGGCCCCAACAAGTGTTGGACACCTTGGAGGTCGTCCAAATGCTAAAAGGTCCTTGAAAGAAATGACTAGAGAGGAACTTAGGGCAAATTATATTAAAGGGAATTTTTCATAAATAATATTTATTCAGGGAGTGAATAGATGGCCGATAAAATAATAGATGGAACGGAAGTTTCAGTCACAAGAATGGATTATATTGTCGAAACAGTTCAGAGAGAACTAGCGGCCCAAGCAAAGGTTAGGCCCCTAGTTACTGATGTTTCTCAATTTGCAGTTAAGGGAAATAGATCAATATCTTTTCCTAAATTAGGGTCTTTAGAAGTCCAGAAATTGGCAGAAGGACAGGCCGCAGATGCTCAAGCTATTGCCGCCACTGAGGACCAACTTGAGTTAGATCAACTTGCTTCAGTTCAGTTCATCATGAAAAAACAATCTGAACTTCAATCAAGATTGATGTTCGAGGAAGCAATGATTTCAAGGGCCGCTTCAGCTCATGCCCGACAAGTTGACATTGACATAATTGAAGCTATGGCATCGGGGGGCGCATCGGCCAATGATGTTACATATGATGCAACTGACATTGAAGATAATATCCTTGATGTTGTTACTAAGCTAGATGCTGCCAATGCTCCAGAGGAAGGTAGATTTCTTCTTTTTAGACCAGCTCAGAAGAAACTTATTTTAGGAGTTGCCAATTTTGTTCAAGCTGAGCGTTATGGCTCAAATATTCCGATCATGCAAGGTGAAATTGGTATGGCCTATGGCATTCGGTTTGTAATGTCAAATATTTCAACAACAACTTTTGTTGACGGTGTTATGGTTGGATTTCAAAGAGAGGCCTTGGCACTAGGGTTTCAAATGGACCCCATGGTTGACGAAGAAAAAGATATTAAATGGGGAGCAGGGTCTAAGCGCATCGCCGTCGATCAGCTTTATGGCTATAAAACGCTTCAAAGCGGTAATTTAATATCTGTAGTTAGCTAAGGAGTTTTAATATGTCGGTAGGTTCGAATGTAACACCAAGGGCAGTTATTGCCAGCTCCTACAAGGAACTTGAAAGGAGAATGGCGATGATATCGGCCAAGCGTGGGACCTACATTAAATTCCATAGTATTGCAAGGGACCCTATATCAAAAAAGTGGGTCGCTTGGTTTGATTATGAAAACAAGTTAACAATTTTTAAGGGTGAGGATTAAATATGGGATATCCAAGGAATGAGGATTTTCTTATTAAGTATGATTACGATTTTGCCGCCTCTGGGGGGGCAGTCTCTTCAATTTCTCTAAGCTCAGACGTAAATAGTTTGGGCGAAGGGGTTATTGTTAAGCGGCTACGTGTCATCATGAAGACCGCTTTTACATCGGCCGGTACTCCAACGGTAACAATCGGGAACACGACCGACGTTGACGGCTATATGGCCGATATTTACGCCCTAGGGGCCGCTAGTGCCGATGCTGTGATCAATTCAAGTGCTGTGGCCGGTGCTTTAATTTGGGATGACACAAATGACCATGAGATTTTTTACAGAATTGATTCCACGGCCGCCAATCAGGACCTAGTTTTAACCATTGGAACCGCTGCATTAACTGCCGGTAAGATGGAAATTTATTTAGAATGTGCTTATGATCCTGACTAGACAGAAGTGACAAAAGTGTACTGAAATTGATATAGGGGGAGTTTAAAAACTCTCCCTATACTTAAAAAAATCGGGATTATAGGGATTATCGGGATATGGCGACACTAAAAGACCTCGAATTAAATAAATTCAAGCGAAATTCAGACGCAAGTTTTAAACGAACTCAGTTCGAAAACTCCATTGTACTAACCGAAAATTCTAATCATTCAATAGATTCTTTTGGAAGATTAAGAGTCTCCCAGTCCCTAGATGTGTTCGACAATAAAAACATATCTTCAAGAAATCCATCTAGCTTTAACGAAGTCACCGCTGGGGCAGGGGCGATTGCTTTTAGCTATCAGACGGCCAGCGTATCTTTGTCCATATCTCAGGCCAACAATGACCGAGCTTTAAGAGAGTCTAGGTATCTGCCTTACGTTCCAGCTAAGGGGCAAAATATCAATCTGACTGGGGTATTAAGCGAAAATTCCAATGATGATATTTATGTTGTTGTACGAACTTCAACAAGTGGGTCCGTGGTAGATTCAAAATCATCGAGGATTAGTTGGATAGACCCAGTTGATGGAAGTGGTTTATCGGGGGAAGATATAGACTTCACTAAGGCCGGCATTTTTAATATTGATTTCCAATGGCTGGGAGTTGGGAAAGTCAAATTTTCTTTAATTGGCTCAAGTGGTGACCCAATAGTTATCTATGAAGCTGAAAATTCTTTTCTAAATACTAATGTTTATATGCGCTCGGCCTCTCTTCCTCTCAGATATGAAATTGTGTCTGATGGATCTTATATTTATAGAAGAATGGGATATTTTAGCGATAATGATGGCCTGTTTTTTGAGAGTCGGGCAGTCGCTAATACTGGGACCTATACATTAAAAGAAATATGTTGCTCAGTTGCTACTGATGGAGGGTTAAAACCTGTCGCATTAGAATATCACGCAAACACAAGGGGGAACACTTCAACCGCTACAACCGGCGGTGTTGATGTTCTAGTCGTCGGTTTGGCGAATACCTTTAACTCCAACGAAAACAGGAAAACGGCCAGCTTGCTAGCAACTGTTTTTTTTGCTGAGAGTGAAAACACAATGTTCGAGGTCTTTAAAGTCGATGGCTGGACAGATACCGGCACAAGCTGGACCAATGTTAATTCTAACTCGGCCTGTCGATATGCAGCCGGTTCGGATATCTCTATCACTATTACCGACTTCCACATGATCGCCTGTAGTGTCGTTGCGGCAAACTCTACAGGGAGTAATGCAAATTCGGGATCCATTGGGACCACGGCCCCTTTTGAGTTGTTAGACGAAAATAGATTAATAAAACAAAACTATGATTCAACACAGTCGGAATTATTTTTAGTTAAGGCCTATACCATGACAGGAACCACTACAGTAGGAAGTGCTTTAACTTGGGTAGAGGAAGAGTAATATATGAGAACAACAAGAGTTATTTATTCAGACGACGGTACCCTAACTGATATAACAACCGAAATGGCAAATTTCCACACTGGTAGTTATACTTTTTCAGGCTTTACCGCCGCAGAAGATTATATATATATTGGTAATATTGTCCCTTTCAATCATTTCTATTTAAAGATGGGGACGGCAAGCGTTGCCTCTTCTACCATGTCCATAGACTACTGGACCGGAGACAGTTGGCAAGCAACTGTTGAAATCGATGACCAGACCGAAGGGCTTAAACAAGATGGATTTGTAACTTACGTCCCTGATCGGGATCATGCATGGATTGACGGCAATACTAATGGGCAAGGCAGGCAAATTACAGGACTGACCGACCTAACTATATACGATAAATATTGGATTAGAATATCTTTTTCCAATGACTTAACTGCCGATTCTATTATGAGCTGGATAGGTCAAAAGTTTTCCAACGATAATGATCTAGGCTCAGAATATCCAGATCTTAATAGATCGACCGTTCTGACCGCTTTTGAGGCAGGGAAAACTACTTGGGAAGAACAGCATGTAAGGGCCGCAGAAATAATTGTAAATACCTTAATATCTCAAAAAATAATATATGCAAAAGGGCAAATCTTGGAAAGGTCTTCTTTTATGCTTCCAAGTGTGTCCAAAGTCGCCGAACTGATTTTTAACTCGTTTGGTGACGATTACGCAGACCAAAAAAAAGACGCTAGAAATGAGTTTGAAAAACGAATGAATAAATCGATATACGACGTAGATAGTAATCTGGATGGAGAATTAACAGAAAAAGAGATGGCCGCAAGACAGGGCTTCATGGTGAGATAATGAGCAAAATAACAACTGTTTATGATTTTTACGTTTCAGAATTAGGAATATTATTTTCAGGAAAAACAAGAGTCCCTAACCCCTATTCATTGCAAGATAATTCCATCCATTTTTTAAAAGATGGCTGGGGGCTAAGAATGGGTGGCCAGAACTTTTTTAGTGCTGAACTATGCTATTTGTCCGACCAGCATAATTTTATTGTTGTCCTATGTCGTGAAGTAGTGAGGCAGGACCATGACGCTGTTAATTTAGATACGGCAGTCAAGGCGCTTAAAGAAGATACATTTACTTTAAGAGAACATTTCTATGATCAAGACAACATGAGTTCAACCATAGACAAAATCGATTTAGGTACGAGTGACCCGATAAGTTTTTTCATAGCTGGAAAAACAAATTTCATTTACTCGGAAACAATAATATCTACAGTAATAAGGGAACAATATTAGGAGGGTTTGAAATGGCAATACAAAACAAAAGTACGGTTTGCGCAATAGTTCCAGAGGTCACCGAAGGAACACCAGTTGCCCCAACTAGCGCAACAGAAGATTATATCGCACTACAAGAGGGCTTTACTGTTGCCCCATCATTCGACGAGCTGGAAAACGCAGAGCTAACAGGCTCCATTGGAATGTCAAAGAGTGCATTGGGTTTTGAAAATCCTACAGCATCTTTGAGTCATTATTTAAAACACTCAGGGGTGGAAGGTACAGAGCCAGCATTCGGATTGTTGATTGAATCTTGTTTAGGAGGAACCGGCGGGCCGGGGGCCGAGTATGACACGGTTGCAGGATCAACAACCAGTGTGGTTAATGTAGATTCAGGTGAAGGGGCCAACTATGAGCGTGGGACTGCTTTGCTAGTCAAAGATGCCACTAACGGCTATTCGGTTAGGAATGTTCTTTCTGTTGCAACGGATGCTTTAACGCTTGCTTTTGACCTTGCAAATGCTCCAGCTTCCGGTGTGAACCTAGGTAATGCTATCCTAAAAAAACCAGCAAATTCAGGCCATCCAACATTTGCCAAGTGGGTTTATAGAGGTAATGGAGGAGCTACAGAGTTGATTGCTGGATGTCGTGCAACGTCAATGACAATAAATTGTACAGCAGGGGAATTTGTCAATACAGACTTTGACATTGAAGGAATTGAGTATTTTTGGAATCCCATTGAGATAGCCGCCGCCGATATTTATTTAGATTTTACATCGGACAATGGAACATTTGCCGCGGTGATTGCGACTGGGTGGTATAAAAACCCTCATGACCTTGCTGATACTATCGCCGCCGCTCTGGCCGCTCAGGATGGTGCAGAAACCTATACTTGTACGTATTCAAATTCTACTGGAAAGTTTACAATAGCAACTTCTACAAGTGCCGTTCTTACTCTCCTGTGGAACACTGGAGCAAATGCCGCCAACACCATTGCGGATAAAATTGGTTTCTCGACTGCCGCAGATGATTCAGGAGCGCAGACTTATACAAGTGACAATGCTCAAACTCTATCAAGCCCACAGACGGCGGATTATGACGACCTTACCCCTATCGTGTCAAAAAATATACAATTGTTTATTGGTGACTCAACTGAAAACACTTGTGTAGGTGTAAGTGAATTTAGTTTAACTGTCACAGGTGAAAAATCTGATTTACTTTCTATTTGTGCAACAAGTGGGAAATCTGGCTCTTTAGTTACCAGTAGGGAAGTCACTGGGACCGCCACTTTAAGAGTTTCGCAATACGATGCAAAATATTTTGATAAATTTTCCAATAATGAAAATGTTCAACTTGCTTTTACTGCTGGAAATAAAACAGGTGGGAACTGGGTTGCTGGAGAGTGTGTAAATGTATTTATACCCACTGCAACAGTAAACAGTTTTGAGTTGCAGGACACAGATAATATAGTGGAATATTCTTTAAGCTTTAAAGGATATGTTGCTGACGGACTTGGAGAGGTCTATATAAATTTTCTATAAAGTTAATCGGGAGGGTCTTAGGACTCTCCCATATTCAGGGAGAGAATAATAATGAGAGAATTTAATTTTGATTTAAAAGAGTACAAGGAAATTACTGGTAAGTTAGTTTTAACAATCCCAACATATCGACAGCGATTAAAAATGATTAAGGATTGTAATTTTAAAATTAACGAGAATGGCGAAGTAAATACAGGGTTAGACTCACTAGACTCTATTGTAAATTTATTAGATGCCGCCAAACCTCATTTTAAAAAAATAGATTTAAAATGTGGTGAAATTCATGTCAAGAGTTTTGAGGACATGGAGAGTTACCCAGAATTTGATCAGCTTTTAACGGCCGCCGCCTCATCTGTATTAAATGCTGGCCGCTTGGGAAAGTAGAACAGAACTTACTTAAGCAACAAGCACAGTGGGCAGTCAAAGGTATGAAAGGGCATAATAAAATGTCTATATATGTAGAAGATTACTTTAATAAAAAAATGCTTTGCAAGCTTGGGTATAGGTTTAGTAGTGAAGATTTAGAAAGTGCCGATGTTGAGGCGTATAGTATTATTAGTTCAGTTATACATAAGTATCAAGACGATGAAATGAAAAAATCCAGCAAAGGCAGACCACGGAGAAGGTAACAATGGCCGATACAATTAAAATCCCTATAGAAATTATAACTCAAGAAACTTTAGCAGAAATTAAAAAGTTTTCTAAAGAAGTTACTAAAAATTTAAAATTAATTGAAAAAACGGCCGGTGGGACAACAAAAACTATTAAGCAAGTCAATCAAGCCACGAAAGATCAAACAAAAATTATTCAGAAAACAAATAAAGAAACTGAGACTTTTACAAAAACTCAAAAGATTTTATCTACAGTACTGGCAGGGTTGGGGCTTGCGATAGCTGGCCAATCGGAAGGTTTTAAGGATTTTTCAAAACAATTTATTAGCGTAAACAGTGCATCCAAGGGGCTTACTTCTCTTTTAAAAATAACTTCTAAAGTTCTAAATGAATTTACAACTTTATCTAGTAAGGCAACTCTTGCCGCTTTTGCTTTTAAGAAAATTTTAGAAGCTTTTAATATTGATATAGATAAATTAATTAAATTTTTGCAATTTTTAAACCAGATTGTAGCTAGGTTTGATGGTGGTTTGGCCTCATTGGCCCAGCAATATATAGATCTTGCATCAAATGGACTTGTTAAGGTAAACGAGTTATCCGAGAAGCAAGAAAAAATATTTGAAATTTTAGAGAAAAGAGTAAAGATTTTGGCCTCTGGGCTTGCTGGGCTAACAGGTATATTTTTAGCTCAATCGAAGTCAGCAATAAAATTAATTAATT